CGGGGAGTCGGCCATGAGGCATAGGTTGCTGGCGGTGATGTCGTCAAGTTCGTCCGTGTCCAGACGGCCGGGCAGGGGAACCGGACAGCCGCAGAGGTCGCAGTACTTGGCGACCTGGTCGGCGAAGTCCTCGAGGGGGCGTCGCCACCAGTCGGGTTCGACGGGCAGGCCGACGGCCTCGCTCGGCGGGCCCAGCATGTCGCGGCTGGCGGCGACCTCGCAAAGGTAAGCCCCGCGCGGGGTGATCGAGGCCGACCACTTAAGGTTGACCCAGCAGTTGTCAATCAGGCGGCGGCGCTGGGCCGGGTCCGGGACCAGGTCGCAGATGGCGGCCAGGACCGGCTGGTGGCGGACCTCGCCTTGGTGGGGATTGAGGTTCAGGTATCCGACCTGTTCTTTGACCTGGGCCTGGAGCCGGGCGAATTTCGAGCCGCCGCTGGTCCACAGGCCGCTGCGAGCCCGGCCGCGGCGGTGGTGGAGGTAGTCTATCATCTGGTCGATCTTGGGGTGCAGGGTCGGCTCGCCGCCGATGATGCCGACCACGCCGGGGAAGTCCTCGAGGCTGTCGACGGCCTGGCGGAAGGTTTCGCGGTCCATGAACCAGGGCCGGCCGTGTGGCACCAGGTGGGTGCAGTTGGCGCAGCGTCGCTGGCAGTGGTTGGTGACGTCGATCTGAATTATGGCCATTTCGCTCGGCGGTCTCATTTCTCGGGTTCCTCCTTGTCGGGTTCCGGTGGGATGGGTTTGAAGATGTACCACGACGCGGCGTCGCCGAGGACGTAGTCGACGACCGGCGGCAGGTCGGCTTTCTGTAGGAAGGCCTCAAGGGCGGCATGGGTCTCGGCTTCCCAGTCGCCGTTGAAGTCATGGCCGGCCAGGATGCCGCCATGGCCGATCTTGGGCCACCAGGTTTGGCAGTCGTTCAGGACGTACTCCCGATGGTGATTACCGTCGATATAGACAAACTCGATGGGCTCGGTGACTTGGGGGGCCGCCTCCCGGCTGGTCATCCGGAGAATCTGGGCGCGGTCATTGTGTGGGGCCAGGGCCTTGACGGCCAGTTGCATGTCGGGCTCGCGGTCGCGGCCGCCAGCGTTGAGCGGGTCATCGTAACCGGCCATGTCGGTTTCCCAGGGGTCGACGCAATAGAGCCGTTGGCCGGTCCAGTGCTGCAGGAAGGCGACGCTGAAGGCGGCCTTGTCGACGCCGATCTCGATGGCCGTTCGGGATGCCGTGGGATCGAGGCCGGCTTGTTCCTGGCGCAGACGGGCGATGTTGGCCAGCAGGCCGAATTCCTCGCGGCGGCGGATCAGGTCACTTGGTCGGGCTTGCATGGCTTCTCCTTTTGGCCTCGATGGCCGTGGCCAGGCGGGCATAGAGGCCGCGCCAGTTGTAGTGCAGGACGGCCGCCCGGGCCCGGCTCGCCTGGCGGTCGGCGTCCCATGCGGTTGCGGCCTGGTCGACGGCGGCCAGGACCTCTTTGACGGTGGCGTCGAAGCGCACGCGGGTCATGTTCTGGTCGATGCCGGGCATCTTCTCGGCCCTCGGCAGGTCGGTCACCACGGCGCAGCCGCAGGCCGTGGCCTCGATGATCTTCCGCAGCGGCAGGCCGAAAACCGAGCTTGTGCAAACGGCCACCCGGTAGCGGCTGAGCATGGCCATGTAGGTAGCCGTCTGGACGCCGAAGGCCCCATAGCCGGGGTGTGTCAGGATGGCCAGGCGGGTCTTGTTGCGGGCCGTCCTGATGGCCTTAACGATTCTTTGGCGCAGGGGGTAGACGGCCGGGCTGGTGGCCCCGGTGATGATGGCCCAGCCGGGACGATCGGCGCGGAAGGGCGGCACGTCGGCCGGGTCCAGGCTGTGGTAGGTCCGCAGCAGCTGGTCCTCGCGGAGCCAGGGGCACATCCAGGCCAGCAGGCGGGCATCGTAATAGGTTATGTAGGCGTGGGGGTCGATTCGCCGGTGGCCCTGGCGGCTGTAGGGGCGGTCCAGCCAGGCGTCCTTAAAGACGGTCAGGCGGAAGATGTCGGGCCGCCTGGCCAGGGCCTCCATGGTCGATGTTGGTGAAGCCGGCCCGTTTGTCATAGGCCGAGCCCTTGAGGGGGTCCCACTCGCGGGTGTCCTGGACGATTGCCGCGCCGGGGTTCTCGCGGTGGCAGACGGCGGCGACGTCGGTCTCGTCACCCGGCCGGCCGCGGACCGGCTCCAGGGGGAAGCCGCGGCCATAGAGGGTGTAGCCGGCGGCCTGCAGGCCCATCTGCAGTTGCCAGGCCTCGTCGGTCATGTGGCGGCGGAAGCATTCGACGGCGAAGAAGGCCCGGCCCGGGCGGGGCTCGGCTGGCGGATGGTAGACCGGCGCGGTCCATGGCCCCAGGAGGGCCTCGGGTGTGCGGTCGCGGATGCGGCTGATGGCGGCGAGCCGCTCCGGCGTGAGGTCAGGTAGTTCTTGGGGCATCGCGGAGTTCCTTAACGTAGCGGTTGCGGTTGGCGTGTCTGAGGTCCCGGTCGTACCAGTCGGCGGCCCGGTAGGGGTGCAGCTGGTGAAACATGGCGCTGTGTCCGGCGGTGATGATCTGGCCTCGGTAGCGCTTCCCGTAGGCGAACCAGATTCGCCAGGTGAATTCCAGGTCCTCGAAGCCGCGGCCGATGTAGCGTTCGTCGAATCGCAGGCCCCCGAGGTTCTGGCGGGCGATCGAGAATTGGCTGTTTCCAAAGACGGCGTCATCCTCCTTGTCCGGCGCCCGGTTGCGGCCCGGATTGCGGTAGGCTTCGAAGGCGAGGGCGTGGCTGTCATAGTCGGCAAAGTGGGCCTCGAGGTCGGCCAGGTTGGCTCCCTCCGGCAGGTAGCGGACGCGGTAGCAGAGGCGGGTCAGGTCGGGGCGGGCGAGCAGCGCGATCGCGCCGCGGGGCCAGTCGAGGCCGACCAGGCTGTCGGCGTCGAGGAAGGTCAGGACGTCGCCGCGGGCGGCCTCGATGCCGAGGTTCTGCGCGCGGCCCTTGCAGAAAACGGGCGGCGACTTCTCGTCGCGCACCAGGCGGACGGCCGCGGCGCCGGTGGCCGGCGGTATGCTCGAGCCGCTGTCAACGACGACGACTTCCCAGGCCTCATGGCCGACGTGGCAATGGGCAAAGGCCTGGTGCAGGCGGTCGATGCAGGCGGCCAGGTGGAGGTTCCGGTCGCGGTGCGGGATGATGATGCTGTGGGTCGGCGCGGTCATTCGTAAGTCTTATCGATGCGGGCCTGGCCGCAGTTCTGGCAGCGGGTCCGTCGCCAGAAAATCTTACTGTAGGCCATCCCATCGGGCCGGACGCCGGCGATGTCCCGGACCGTGGTGTGGCTGTAATGCTCGCGGTCGGTCGAGCCGCATTTCTTGCAGCGGGACGGTTCGACGACGACGACCGGTGTCGGTCCGGCGGTTGGTCGCGGGCGACCGGGGGTCCTGGTTCTGGCGGATTGTGTTTTCGACCTTCTTTTTTTCCTCGTTTTCTTCTTGGCCATGGGTCGGTCTCCTATGTTCGGGTCAGGTCATGTAGGCGACACGGTTGCGCCTCGGTTTCTTCTTGGCGGCCCGGCGGGTCGGCCGGCCGTCTGGGCTGGCGCCGTCGATGGAGGCGGCGACGGCGGCGCCGACCAGACAGTCGAGCCAGTGGTTGTCGGGCCGCGAAGGTTTGATATTCCAGACGTCGACGGTCCGCCCGCGGCCCTCGGTGCGGACGGGGAATTCGGCGGTCAGGTGGTCGGCCAGCAGGCGGTGGGCCGAGGCCCGGTTCCCGAAAAGGGCCAGGCCGCCGCGGCTCCCGATGGGCATGGCCAGGCGGCCGTGGACCAGGCTTTTCCACCAGTAGACGTCCGTCAGGACGTGGCGGATGGTCCGGCCTTCCTTGCGGCGCGGCACCCGCCAATGGCAGCCGATGAGTTCGCCTTTCTTGCGGCGGTACTCGGAATATGGCGTCTTGTGCGGTCCGACTGGATCGCCGTGGGCCGGCAGCAGGAGGGCCTTGTGTGGGCTGCGGCTCAGGACCAGGTAGATGTCGTCGGAGGTCTCGCCCCAGTTGGCGTCAACCAGGCAGCGGCCGATGCGGCGGTTGGAGCCATCCTCGCTGGGCCAGTCCCGCAGCAGGAGGTCGGCCAGCAGGTCCCGCAGGCCGGCCTGGACGCGGGCGTGGACGTCGCCGGCCGTGGCTGGATATTTTCGGGCCAGGGTCATGCGGGCGTTGCGCATGGAGAAATACTGTTGTCGCTGCGGTGGCCAGGTTCCGTAGTCGATGACGGCGCCGGTGAAGTCGTCCTCCCAGGCCGCGGCGAGCCAGTATAGCACCTGGCCCTGGATGTCGATGAAGGCGGTAACGTGTTCGGTGCCGAGGGGTACGACGCCGCGGCCCAGGCCGTTGATCTGGGCGGTGATCTGTTCGGAGGTCAGGACCTTGGCGTCGGTGACGATTTCCGGCTGGGGGTCGTTCTGGTATTCGGCGAAGAAGGCCCGTTCGTCCTTAAGCAGGAGGTTCATGGCGCACTGCAGTCCGCTGGCCTCGTCGGGTTCGTGTCGCTCGGGCCAGGCGACGCGGGCCCCGGCGTCCATGGCCTTGCGGTTCTTTTTGTAGAAGGCGGTAGCCTTGGCGATGTTGCCGTGGTTGTCCAGGGCGATGCGGCGGATGTCGGCGTACTGGTCCCAGAGTTCCTGGTTGGTCGGGAAGGCATAGAGCATCTGCATCCGTTCGCCTTGCCAGTCGGGGTTCCGCTTGCGGTTCAGGATGCGGTCGGCCAGGTCGTCCTCGACGATGACCGTGCAGGGCATGAAGCCGGCGATGGCCTTGTCCGGGCCGGCCAGGCCGAGGACGGCTCCGGCCAGGATTCTCTCGCGGGTCTCGCATTGGCTCCGGCTGTGGGCGGATTCGTCCGTCTGCGGGTCGTCGACGACGACCATGTCGGGGCGGACGGTGCTGCCGTCGGAGCGCTTGTATTTCATGCCGCGGAAGCTTCCCAGCAGGCCGGCCACTCGGACCAGGGCCCCGCTGGCCCGGGAGCCCGGTATGGTCGGCAGGATGATGGTCGTGGTCGACCAGGTCAGCAGGGTCGGGCGGTTGTTGTAAAGCTGTGTCGTGGCTCGCTGGCTGGCCCGCTCCAGACTGCGGATGGGGTGGCAGACCTCGGGGAAGTCGGCCAGCAGGAGGTCGTTGTTCTCCAGCTCGCTCTTGATGCTCTCCAGCATGCCCTTGGCGTGGTCCTCGTCGCTTCCGATCAGGCATAGGAATCGCCGCCATCCGTAGAGGGCGGCCCACAGGCAGGCGGTCTCGACGATGGTGGTCTTGCCGCCGCCGCGGGGCATGGCCTGGGCAAACTGGCCGCCGTGGAGGGCGACGTCCTCGATCTTGGCCAGGACGGCCAGGTGGTCGTCGCTCCAGGGCAGGTAGAAGGTCCGCGGAAAGTAGGTCTCGCAGAATAGCCGCAGGTCGGTCGCGCAGGCGATCTTCCGGGCAGGGTCGGCCACGGCCGGGATGGCGTCGATGTTGCGGCCGGCCAGGCTCAGGCTGGCCTGGCGTTGCCGGGCGGCGTCGCGGTGTCGATGGTAGGCTTTTGCGGTGGCGGTCATCTGGCGGCTTTCTTCCTGGTCTTCTTCTTGGTCTTTTTCTTAGCCTTCTTCTTGGTCTTTTTCTTAGCCTTCTTCTTGGTGGCGGGCCGCCGGGGCGGCTTGACGATGGTCCCGTTCAGGATCCGGCAGGCGGCCAGCCGGGCCAGGTCGGGCAGGTTGTCGCCGGGCTGGCCGAGGCAGAGAGGCTCCAGGTGGGCCATGGCTTCGGCGATGGTGGCCTGGGCCTGGCCCAGGTCGCCGTCCTCGGCTGCGGCGCCTCCTTCACTGGGCGTGGGGTAGAGGTTTTGCAGCCTGTTGATTTCCTTCTGGGCGGCCAGGGCCGTCTTGAAGTCCTGGACCTTAAGGCTCCGGCTGTAAAGGTCCTTGAGGCGGATGTAGCTGGTCCCGATCTCCTGGTCGCGGTCGTAGTCGGCGGCGAGGGTGATCTGTTTCTTGGCCTGGGCCATGAGGGCGGCGGTGGCCTTGGCGTCGAGTTGGAATTTCTCGCGGCAGACGGCTTCGATGGCGGCCTGGCCCAGGCCGCTGACGAGCAGCAGGATTACCTTGTCGAGGTGGTCGTTGCTCACGTGCGGAGTAGTTCCTCCATCCAGCCGCGGTGGAATTCCCAGAGGCCGCGGTCGTTGGTGACGATGTAGTTCTCCGTCCTGGGGTTACTGGTCAGGTTGGCCGAGCCCTCGACCGTGAGCCAGGCCTTGCGGTCGGGGTTGGCCAGCAGCAGGACCTTGGCGTGGTTTCGGCTCGAGCGGTATCGTCCGCCGCGGGCCCGGATGCCCTCCAGGAGCCGGGTGTAGACGGCGGTCTCTCGTCGCTTGAAATAGAGGCCGGTCAGGAAGTGGGCCCGGTCGATCCGGCCGGCGTCCCAGAGTTCGAGCAGCTCAACGACGTTGCCCCGGCTCAGGGTCCAGGTCGAGCAGTATAGGTCCGGGCTGTGGTCTATCCAGTCGAGCATGGCCGGGACCCAGGTCCAGAAGTCGAAGCGGGCGCGGCTCAGGATGTGGACGGATTCACCCTCGACGGGCGTTCCGGCCAGGACGTCCTCGAGGGCGTCCTTCTGTTGCATACGCTCGTAGCGCCGGCGGGGTGAGAGGCGGTGGGCCCGGGCCTGGGGCATGGCCTCGGTCTCCAGCGGGTCCCGGCCTTCGCTCAGGATGTCCTCGACCAGGAAGTCGTCCTCGGTTGGTCGGCCCTTAGCCATCGCGGGTGGCCCCCTGTCCCGTGAAGTCCTGCCATCGCTGGACGATAACGTCGCAGCAGGTCGGCGTTTTCTTGCATGGTTTCTGGCTCTGTGTCATCAAATCCTCCGTCGATTCTGAAAGAAAGAAAGTCACTTGTCTGGGGCGGTTGTTCTCGGGTCTATCACCTCCGACGGTCGCCAGCCAGTACCTAAAAACCTGGCGGCGGGTTCCACTTGGGTTCCACTCGGTGGGTTGCGGCGGCAATGGTTGACAGCGGTTGTCGTGGTTGTTAATGTCGTCAGGTCAGATTGGGCTATGACGTGGGATTCGGATTCGGACTGTCGATCCGAAGGTTGCGGGTTCGAGTCCCGTTGGCCTCGCCAATATAAACCGCTGCGAGTGCGGCGTTTATGGTGAGGGCTGGCCTGTCCAGCCCTCCCCTTCTGTCGTGTCTGGGTTCCATTTGGGTTCCACTCCTTGCGGCCGCGTGGGCGTTTCTGGCGTGGAAGGGCGGTGTTATGCCGAAGCGGGCTTGGCTCTTTGTGCGGAAGGACCGCGGCTGTCGGTATGCTGGATGGTACGGGCAGGACGGTCGCCGGCACCAGAAGTCGCTCTATGGTCTTTCGAAGGCCGAGGCCGAGGCCTGGGTCCGGGACCTCGAGCGGCGGCTGAACCGCGGGCTGTATGTTGACCAGGTGCGATTGCGGTGGGGTGATTATTGGGCGGCCTACTTGGCCGACGCCGAGTTCCTTGAGAAGGCCGTCTCGACGCGGCGGCTCGAGGTCGACTGCGAGGCCCGCTTTCGCGGGGTCTGTCGGCCCTTGTGGCTTGGTGAGGTCTCGGCGGCGATGGTCGCGGCTTTCAAGACCGCCCGCTTCGCGCAGGTGGCAGCCTCGACGGTGAACAAGGAGCTGCGGATGCTCCGCTCTTGGCTCAGCCGGGCTCGTCGGCTCGGCCTGGTCGGTGCGAACGTGGCGTCGGACGTTCCGATGCTGAAGGTCCGCGGGCAGAAGGCCCCGCGCGTGGTGTCGCTGGAGGAATTCCGTCTGCTGCGGGCCGAGGGCCGCCCGAATCTGCAGTTGTTCATGGACGTCCTGTGGTTCACTGGCATGCGGCGCGGCGAGGCTCTGGCTTTGGTCTGGGAGCAGTTCGACTTCGAATCTTGGACGGTCGAGGTCCGCTCGACCAAAACGGATAAGGAGTACCGTGTGCCGGTGCATCCCGACCAGGGCTTCCGCGACCGGCTCTCTGAGGCCAGGCTCGGCGCGGGCTCGGCGGATCGGCTCTTTCGCTGGACGGCCGACGGCCTGGTCTCGACCTGGGTGCGGGTGGCTCGGCGGGCGGCCCGGACGGCCTTGGCCGAGACCTTTGACGGTGTCGACGGGGCCGACCTCTGGCAGGCCATCGATTGGCTGGCCCTGGCCCGGGCCGACGACGCGGCCGCCGTAGAGGCGGCCCTCGAGGGGCTCCTGGGCGGGCGGCCGGCGGCGGCCCTGGTGGAGTTGGTGCGTCGGGCATTGCGGCTCTCGACGATTCGTCGCCATGACTTGCGTTCCTCGTTTGCCACTCACCTGTTGTCGGCCGGCACGTCGCCGGCGGTGGTCCAGGAGTTTCTCGGCCATGCCTCTTACATGACAACGCAGAAGCACTACAAAGGCGACCTCTCGCCGGCTCTGCGGGAGGCCATCGGTCGGCTGCAGGGCTAGTGTGCTGGTGCCCGGGGCCGCTGGTCGGCCCTCTGGCGGGCCCGCTGGGCTTGGTGGTCCAGGTACTCGACCAGGTCGGCCTTGCGAACGCCGCGGCACTGTGGGCTGAGTTCCAGGATAACCAGGCCGCCCAGCCGGGCCGTTCGGCTGACGGTCGGCTTGGAGACCCGCAGGTACTGGGCCACTTCCTCCAGCGTCATGATGTCGCCATAGTCGGCCAGGCCGGGGTAGGCGTTCTGTTGCTTGGCGGTCACGTCGGGTCTCTCCGTTTTCAGTTCGCGTGGTGCGGCTGGCCGTAGGCCGGCGGATGCCGCGTGGTCCTGGTGATGGTGACGCTCTTGGCGGCCAGGATTATCGTGTTCGGTTTCTTCGCGGTGTTCGCCCAGGCTTGCAGGATGGCGTCGGCGCCGGTCGTGTCGCCCATGTCCTGGACCATGACGGGGCGGCCATCGAGGCTGACCACGATGCGGTCGGCGAAGATGCCGCGCTTGATGGTCAGGCGGGGCGGCTGTCGCTCGGGCGGCTTTCGCTCGATCGGTTGCGGTCGGCCCCAGGCTCGCCATCCCCAGATGGCCAGGGCGAAGTAGAGGGCGAAGGTCGGCACCTGAACAACGATGGCCCAGGCCGGCGGCTGCAGCCAGCGCATGGCCAGGGCCAGGCTGTAGGCGACGGCTCCGGCGTTGGAGATCATCCAGAAGGCGAAGCAGGCCCGGCTCTTGCGGACGTTCAGGACGGTCCCGACGATGGCCACGGCGTTGACGGCGGCCATGAAGGCGATTGTCAGATAGGTGGCGGTGGCGGTCATGTCCTTAGTTCTCCTGCGAGTTCTCTCAGCTGGCCGGCCAGGCGCTGGCAATGGCCCCTGGTGGTGCGGCTGGTTTTGGTGGCGCGTTTCGTCGGCATAAGTGGTGCGTGGTCGGGGTCCTCGTGCGCGGCGCGCTGGGCGTCGGCCAATTGGCACCATTCCCCGATGTCCCGGGCGGCCACATGCAGGACGCTCTCGGCTTCGACCAAGGCCAGCCGCAGTCGTTCCTTGTGGTCGCTGGCCGGGGCGTCGGCGTTCGGGGCGGGGGCGAGGTCCTGGGGATACCCCAGGCCAGCTTCTTGCAGGATGGCGGCGGCCTTGGCGGCGTTGAGCAGATGGTCCGGCCGTCCCGGGCAGGCGATCATCGGCGGCGGGGCGTCGCGGAATACCAGGCGGGCCATCCACTGTTTGTCGGCGGGCACTCCGGGTTGCGTCCGGCAAGGTTCGAGGGTGAATCCCTGCAGGACGCGGCCGACGGCGTCGGTCATTTGCGTAATCTCGGGGCGTTCGACCAGTCGCAGGTCCAGCCGTTTCGGTTCCGTGGCTTCGCTCATGGGTCTGTCCTTTCCTTTGGGTTGTCGGTCTCAGGCCTCGGTCCATTCGGGGTGTTGGACCAGGGCGGTTATCCGCCAGGCGTCGAGGTCCTTGGTGATCCGCTCGCTGGCGGCCGGCCCGATGCCGTCGATGACCGTCAGCGGCTCGTCGACGAAGCCATCGTCGGCCTGGCGGGCCGTGAAGTCCCGCAGCGAGCCGAGCGTGGTGATGTCGGCCGCCTTCAGGGCCTTGGCGATTCGCGGCAGGGTGACGATCTGGTCGATGGGGACCTCGCGCCAGGCGTTGGGGTCACCAGGTTCGGCGAGCCCGTCGAAGAGGGGCAGGTCGGCGGTCTCTTTGCCGATCTTGGTCAGGATGTTCTGGGTGATCTCGGTGATCCGGCTGCGGGCGGCCCTCACGCGGTCGCCCGTCGCCGTGTGCTTGGTCTGGGCGACGCCGAGGTCCTTCTTGGCCTGGCCCAGGCTGGTGTGCAGGCCTTTCAGGTCCTGGGCCATGCGAATTGCGGCGGCTGCGGTGGCCGGGTCAGTCGCCTCGGGCTGCTGGTCCGGCTTTTTCTTGTCCTCGCTCATGTCCGGCTCCTTTCAGCATCTGTCAGGGTCTTGCCAGCCACGTTCAGGGCCGGCTCGCTAAGTTACCGCAGATTGTTGCGCGGCTTACCAGTCGGCGTCTTTGAAGTCCTCCATCAGGGCGACGGGGTCCAGGCCTTCGGCCTTCCGGGAGTCGGTGCATCGGGGGCTGCCGGGCAGGTGGGCGACGCACATTTGCGGCCGGGTCGGGTAGATCGAGCAGCCGTTGCCCTCCAGAAATACGCAGGCCGGCGCTTCGGGCGAGCCGTTCAGGTTGATGGCCCACTCCGCTTCGTCCTCGATCTTGCCGAGGCCGTTCATGACCAGGCCCTTGTCCCAGAGGGCGGGTTCGCGGATGGCGTCGGCGACGTCGGCCTCGAGGATGCTGTGGCGACAGCAGGCTCCGCATCGGTCGCATCGGGCCATCTGTTCGACCATGTAGCTGTGGGTCATTTGGGCTTGTCCTTTCGTTGTTTCGCGGCGGCCTCGGCGTCCAGGTGGTCCAGGAACATGGCGTAGTTGGCGACGTCGACGGCTTGCTGCAGGTCCTGGCCTTGGTCGCCGGCGTAGAGGCGGGCGGCGGCGACGACCATGTTGTTGGCGAGGTGCTTGCGGTAGTGGGCGGCGTTCCAGCCGGACCATCCTCGGTGGGCCTGGGCGTGGAGTTTCTGTTTCATCCGGGCGGCGAAGGCGTCGACGGCGCGGCTCAGCGCGTCATACTGGTTTTTTGCCATGGCTTGGGTCCTTTCGTCAGGCCGCCAGGTCATTGTGTCGGCGGCCGTCCAGGAGGCGGTGTCGGTCTAACTGTTTCGCCTCCTGGCCGTGTCGCCACATGCTCGGGCCGTCGGGCTCGAGCCAGATGCGTTCGTGCTTGCGCCAGTCGCGGTAGCTGTCCGGCACCCAGGCTCCCCAGGATTTGAAGAAAAACGGGACGCCAGCGGCGGCGCACTGGTCGCGGATCGAGCGTACCCACTCGGGGTTCATGGGTCGGGCCTGCGGTCCGGTTTCGCCGCCTACAATGACGCCGGCCAGGCGCGCCGGGCCGAGGAAGTTGGCCAGGTCGAGGTGGGTAAGCAGGGGCTCGCAGGAGACGTAGGTCGTCCAGCCGCAGGCGGCCAGTTCCATCAGGTGCGGCAGGCGGATGTCGGCGGCGACCTGGTTTTCGATGGTGACGCCGAGGTGCAGGTTGGCCATGGTCTCGCCGGCGGCCAGGAGGCGGCGCGGGGCCTGGTCGCTGGCGTCGTAGAGTTTCGGGTCGATGCTCGAGGCCCGCTTGGTCAGGGCCAGGTGGGTGTGCATCTTGCCGGCGGCGACGACCTCCAGCACCCGGTCTAGCCACTGCGGCTGGACGCTACGGTGGAAGATGTCGGTCATGGAGCCCAGGAAAATGCGGCGCGGCTTGCGCGTCCAGCGGCGGGGCTTGTCCAAGGCCGACTCCACAAACCGCGTCTGGCCGAGCCAGTTCCCGGCCGGGGTGACGACGTGTTGGTAGTCCTCGCGGCCCATGGCGGCCTGGCGGGCGGCCATGCGTTCGGCGTAGCAACCGCGGCAGCCGGCGCTGATTTTGCTGCAGCCGATGATGGGGTTCCAGGTCTCGTCGCACCATTCGATGTCAGTCGGCATCAGTGGTATCCTCTCATCGGCACCTTGACACTTGCCATTCCGTGGTCCATACTGGCCGACCAGATCGGAGGTGTTCTATGCGTTTTCTTCTGCTTGTTGTTGCGATTGCTGCCGTCGGTATCGGGGCTTGGGCGATTACGGCCTATCCCGAGTCCGTTCTGGGCGTCGTCGCGGTGGTGGTTTCGATCCTCGGCGTTCTGGCTACTCTCTACTTCCGCTCTGAGACGCTCAAGGTCACAAGGGACGCCCATCAAGGCCGCAGTGACCAAGTGAGAGTGAAGGCCACGTTTGATTGCTTCGCGCGGATCGACCAGGACGTTTACCGCCGCGTAGGCAGGGACGACGATTCTTTCGAGAGGTTTCCGGGAGATCACAGGGACGTGGACTGCTGGGAGATCGTCTCGGCCCTCGATCTGCTCGCGTTGCAGATCCAAGTGGGGCACGTCGACGAGACGCTGCTTTACCGCCGCTACCACGGGGGCCTCATTTATCTGATAGAGAAGCTCAGGCCGACGTACAAATACGACGACGAGTCGCCCAACGCTTTCGACCTCGCCGACGCATGGAGCCAAGACCCCCCCCGTTCTCTCGCCACCGGGAAAGAACTCAAACTCCCCGGGCGTATGCGTTCTGGCGGCTAGACTCAGCGGCATCAGTGGCGTCCTTTCTGCCGGCGGAGGCGTTTGGTCAGGCGGGCGATCTCCTGGCGGCCCTGGGCGGCCTCGCGTTCGGCCTTCTGGCGGGCGTCGTTGGCCTTGTCCATGGCCCGGACTATCGTCTTGTCGGCGGCGAGCCGGAGGCGGCCGTCGGCCTTCAGGAATTCCCAGACGGCGTCGCGGTGTATCCGCAGCCAGCGGCCGACGCGCGCGGCCCGCAGCTGCTTGCGCTGCACCAGGAGTTCGACCTGGCGGCGGGTGACCTTCAGGATTTGGGCGACCTCGTCGATGGTGTAGACCTCGTCGGTCAGCTCGCGCTTGGGCTCGGTCTTAGCCATTGGGCGGCTCCGTTCTCTTGAAGGCCACGACCTGGACCCGGGGGTTGTCGTCCCAGGGGTAACCGCGGTCGGCGTTGAGGCTGTCCCAGAGGGCGCCGTATAGCTGGATGGCGACGGGCTTGATCTTGGGGTGCTGGCGACCCCATTGGCCGGCGGCCGCGACTTGCTCGGCGGTCAGGCCATGAAACCAGGTGGCGATGCCTTCGGCCAGCGCTCCGGCGGTGGTGATCTGCTGCAGCCGCTCGACGCGGACCGGGCGGGTTACTTCGAGCCAGGTCCTGGCCAGGGCCTTGGGCATGTAGCGGCCCGGCAGGCCCTGCGGTTTCCATCGCCAGGCGGTGTCGGTCGGGGCATCGTCGGCTTTGTAGACGGCCCACTGGTCGGCGCTCTCGGCGGAGGGGGCCGAGGCATAGATGGGTTCGCGTACCCAGAGCAGGTCGCCCTTGTCGGCGAAGGCCAGGATGGGGCTCTTGGCCGTCGGGATCAGTTGTGTCTGCATGCCGGCGGATCCGCAGAATCTTCGCTTGCGGCAGGGCAGGAAGTAGTCGCGGCCGCTGACGGGTTCCCGCATGCGGGTCCAGGTCGTGGTCCGTTCCGGGACGTCCTTGATGATCCGCCGGGTCTCGGTCTTGTCGCCGTCGCGGGCGGCCAGGCTCATCTGGGCGCAAAATGCCAGGGGTCTCTCGGCCATGGTCAGTTCTCCGGCTCCTTGTTGGCGTAGCTTGGCCCGTTCAGCAGCAGGACCTCGGGGGCGGTGGACTTGCCGACTCCGCGGCGGCTCTGAACGTGGAGGTTCTTCTGGCGGTAGACGAGCCGCTTGGTCCAGTGCGGCGCGGGGTAGAGTTCGGCGAGTTGCGGGTCGTCGTAGTAGCTGACGACCACGCGGGCGGCCTTGAAGCGGGCGAGCAGTTCGGCAAGGGTGCGGTGGTCGCCTGCCCCGAATTCGTAGAGGTAGGCCTGGGCGCCCGACCGGCCGCCGCGGCGAAGGTACGGCGGGTCCATGTAGATGACCGTTCCCTGCTGGTCGGCGATGCGCGGCACCACGTCGAACAGGTCGCGCCGCAAGATCTCCACGTTCCGGAGGCGGCGGTGCCACCAGGGCAGGCTGTCCACGGCGCTTCGGAAGCGGACCGAGCCGCTGCCGCCGCCGGAGGTCCAGCGGACGGCCATTTGGAAAGTCATACGCGCCGCCCCTGCCACGCCGTTTCTGGCGGCCCAGGAAAGCACGAAGTACCAGTAGGCCCGGTCGGCGTCGCCGCCGGTCCCGCTGGCGGGGGCGTCGATGTCGGCCGCGACGTGGGCGCGGGCGTCGGTGACGAGCGGCTCGCACATGACGGTCCGCATCAGGCGGTCGTATAGGGCGAAGGCGGCGTCCGAGGCGATGACGCGGGCCATGTTCACGAGGTCGCCGTGCAGGTCGTTGACGGTCTCATGGTTGGACGGCGGCTTGGCGAATAGGACGGCCATGCTGCCGCAGGCCGGCTCCCAATATGCGCGGTGGGGGCCGAGTTCCTCGACGATCGTGGGGGCCAGGGTCCGCTTGCCTCCAAACCAGGACGAGAGGGCGGTAATTTTGGGTCGGCCGTCGCTTGCGCTCATCAGATCTCCATTTTCTCGATCGCCTGGTCGACGGCGGCTTCGTCGGGGTCCAGATATTGGCCGGTGCTGCCGACGTCGGCGTGGCCCAGGTGGTGTTGGGCGGCCCGGATGTCCTTGCCGGTGGCCAGGTAGATGCGCATGCCGGAGGTCTTGCGCATGCTGTGGGTGCCAATCCGCCCGTCAAGGCCCGCGGCCCGGGCGGCGGCCAGGATGATGCGGTAGGCTTGGCCGCGACCGATGGCCTGGCGGCCCTGGCTCGAGACGAACAGCGGCGTGTCGCCGCGGTCATAGCCGAGATTCTGTTGGGCCCAGAGCCAGGCCTCGAGGGCCGTCCGCAGCGAAGCGTTGATTGGCTTGGTCATCCCCTCGCGGCGGCCCTTCTGGTGGCGCCTGGCGATGCTGACGGTCTTGGCGACCTTCCCGGCCGGGGTCATGACGTCGCTGCGGGCCAGCGAGAGGATGGCCGAAATGCGAAAGCCGCAGGTGATGCCCAGGACGAACAGGCATCGGTTTCGCTTGGCCCAGGCGGGGTGTTGTCCGGGCCGGTCGAAGGCGGCCAGAAGTTTGCGGACCTCGGAGGTTGTCAGGGGGCGGGAGCCCTTCATGTGTCCTTGTCCTCGCTCATCTCTTCGTCCAGGCCAAGGATCCGGTCGCGGATCGCCTTGCGCCGCCAGTCGCCCTTGCCGATCTGGAGGGCTTTGGTGAGGAACGCCGCGTCGGTGCACCGTTCTATGGCCGGCAGGCCTTCGGCCTTCTTGCCCTTCTCGATGGCGAAGCGCATCCGCTCGTGACGATCTCCCGGCATCGCACAGCCGATCGAGCAGTCGTCACACTGGCGGGTGCAGAACAGGTCGGTCTCGGCCAGGATCTGACCGACGCTTTTCTTTCCATCACCCGCCGGTGTCTGGGCCTTCAACTCGGCCAGCCGTTTCTTGACGGCCGTCCGATGCCAGCTTTCCTTGAGGCCGAAGTCCTGGGCGGCCTCGAGGACGTGGACGCTGCGGCAGCACTGGACGCTGCTGGCGGAGAAGTCCTTGTCGCCGGCGACGATGTTGGCGAAGAGGGCCTGGGGGTCGCACTTGCTGCAGAGGGTGTTCTTCGGGCGGTCCCGCCACGAGCAGCCGCCGGGGCAGGCCTTGGCTTGTGTGCAGCCGCAGGCCCGGCAGACGCCCTTCTTGGCCTTCTCTGTTTTCGCCTTGCCGGCCTTCCTCTTGGCCGCCGCCTTCGCCGCCTTCCTCTCCGCCGCGAATCTCTGGGCCGTCGTTTTCTTGGCCGCCGCCGGCGGTTTGGCGAAGGCTCGCTTCTGCGGGCGCGGCGGGAGTTCGACGCCCCAACGGCCGGCCAGGGCCTCGGTCAGGGTGATGGCCGAGAGCGTCCGGCTGGTCAGGGGTACGCCGGCAATTTCGCAGGAGTATTCCTCGACGCGGGGCCGGCGGTCCAGGTCGCGGTCGACCGGCAGGTACTGGGCCAGCTGCTTGGGGGATAGTGAGACGTCGGGCTTTGCGAGTTCGGCGGCCAGGGCCTTGCGGTCCTTGTTCAGCTGCGTTCCCCAGCCCGAGTGGTCGACGCCGAAGGCGATTCCGAGGCGGGCGGCGATGACCGCGGCGTCAGGCGGAAGGTCGCCGGCCACAACAAAGCTCCGCACGGCGGCCATGCTCTTGGACCCGTAGTTCCAGAGGGCGACGGCGTAGCGCTGGCCCGGGGTGCCGGGGAAGGCCTTTTTCATGACCGCGAGTTTCTTCTCGCGGGCCTTCCGCTGTTCTTCGTAGTTCCCACCATAGCCGCGGTCGGCTTTCTTCTGGTCCTTGGCCACGCACTTGGGGCAGGCTTTCTCGCCCGAGACCGGGCTCTTGGCCAGCTTCTCTTTCTCGTCGAGGATCCGGCTGCAGGCCGGGCAGACGGCCAGGCCGGCCCGCTTGGCCTTGGCGATCTTCTTGGCCTTGGCCTTCTTGGCCTCGGCGCGTTTCTTGGTCAGGTCCTTCTCTCGCAGACGCAGCTTCTTGGCGTAGCAGGTGCCGTCACCGCAGTAGCCCTTGCGGTTGCTGTGCTGGGGTCGGACGCCCTCGAAGAGCATGGCGTCGTCGGCCCTGGTCTCGGAATTGTCCGGGCAACCGGCACAGGCCCGCTGGCCGGCATAGGGCTTGTCGAGCGGCCAGCCGCCGGCAGCCAGGCCCTTCAGTCGCCAGGAGACCATGTCTCTCAGCTTCGCCGCCGGCATGACGTAGTCCTGCGGATCCCCAGGCTTTCCGCCCCATGGTTTGTCATGCTTCCAGCCGGGGTTCTTGCCCGTGGAGTACTTCATTTCAACGGCCGAGCCGGCCAGGTCGATCTGGCCTTTGTCGTCGCCGACCAGGGTCAGCAGCTCCGCCTGTTTGACCGGCAGCCGGCCCGAGGCGACCAGCTCCCGGACGGGGGCGCAGAGCCGCAGCAGGTTCAGGTGCTTGCGGACGTAGTCATCCGAGGCGTTGATCTGGGCGGCGATCTGCGGGACCATCAGCCCGGCCTTTGTGGCCCGGCCCAGGGCCATGGCCACGTCGATGTGGTTGAGGTCCTCGCGCTGCAGGTTCTCCGTCAGTTGCATCCGGACGGCGAGCTGGTCGTCCAGGTCGTGGTAGACCTTGGCCTCGATCAGGTCCTCGCCGGCCCGCTTGGCCGCCTCAAGCCTACGGTGGCCGGCGATCATGACGAATGCCGCCCCGCGCTTGTGGACGATGACCGGCTCCATCAGGCCGAGGGACCGAATCGAGGCCTCCAGATTGGCCAGGAGCCCTTCGTCCATTCGCGTCCGGGCGTTGGCCTGGACGGTGATGTCCTTTACCGGGACCAGCACCAGGTCCGCCCGCGGCCGCTCTCTCTTCTCCCGCTCAGGTACGGTGATGCCCTCGGCCAGGTCGCCTTGCTCGACGGCCGCGACCGTGGCCGCGACGCCCGCGGCGTCGCTATTCGCCTTCTTCTTTCTGCGTTTCACGGTTCGTTTCTCCTTTCTCAGCATCTGTCGGGTGGCTGTCGGCCTCCGTCAAACCCGGTTCGCTCGGAAACCGGGGATTGTTGCGCGTGGTCATAGTCGCCGCCTCCAGGCCAGGGGATCGGTGTTGCGGATGCAGACGGTGGTCCGGCCGACCTTGATGGCCCGGCTGTAGTGGCCCAGGCGGATCAGGGTCCGTAGTTGGGCCCGGCAGCGGCGGGCGTCGTCTGGGCGGCCGAATTCCTCGAGGCAGGCGGCCAGGGCCGGGACGCGGTGGTCGGCGATGTCGACCTCTCCGCTTCGCCGGCGGCGGGCAAAGAGGGCCAGAGTCACGTCGACCACGGCGTCCGGTTGCGGCCCGAAGATCTCCAGCTGGGCGGTCATGCCGGGGCCCCCTGAAGGGCGTTGTCGTTCGCCGCCATGAAGGCGGCCAGGGTCTCGACGAGTTCGGGCTTCTGGGAAAAGCGCATCTCGCGGGCCTTGGTTCGGTAGTGTTCCCGGACCTCCGGCGGCAGGGCCCGGTAGGTCTCCAGGCGGCGAGCCCGGTCGGCGGCGCTGGCTTCGGTTGCGGCTGCGGCCTCGGCGGCTCGCTGGGCCTCGCGGCTTCCGGTGGCCAGGGCGGCGGCGGCGGCTTCGGTGGTCTCGGCGATGGTCTCCAGCACCCGGGCCAGGTTCAGGCGGCGGGGCGGATGGGCCTGGCGGCAACGGGCCTTGGTGGCCCGCAGGACGTCGGCGTCGATGGCGGCCAGGCGGGCTCGGTCGCCGTGGTTGTATTCCCTGGTGATGGCCCGGGTCCAGGAGGCCGTCGGACCGTGTCGGAAGGCAACCTGGAAGGCGGTGGCGATTCTGGCCGTTGTTTCGTCGAGGCTGTGGCCGGAAGAAGCCCCCTCGGGGGGGTTGGGGGGGAGTAGTTCCTGCAGTACTTCACTACAGTCCTTAATAGGGGGGTCGGGATTTCCGACTGGTGGTGGTCGGTTTTTCCGACCGGTGTCGTCGGGATTTCCGACCGGTCGGTTTTTCCGACCGGTTGGTTTTTCCGACCGGTCGGCGGAGCCGTCGGCCGCGGCAAAAAGACCGGCCTGGGGCTGCAGGATTCGGTAGTGGCTGCTTCGGCCCGGGGTGCGATCGACGATGAGCAGTTGGGCCCGCTCGAGGGAGGCGATGGCGATGATGATGGTGTCGCGGTGCAGGCCGGTCAGGCGGGCCAGGCGGTTTATGCTGGGCCAGACCTCGGTTCCGTCGGGGCCCAGGTGGCTGGCCAGGGCGGCCCATACGCATTTGGCGGCGGGCCGCAGGTCGGGGCGACGCAGCAGGACGTCCGGCAGGGCGACGTATCGGCCGGGCTGGAAGAGGTCGGTCCGGTTCACAGGTTCGACTCCCACGTCGGTACTCTTTTGGCCTGGCTACCCCAGCAGGAAGGCCAGGCACGTCGCCGCGGCCGCGGCGGCGACGACCCATAGGGTGGTGATCACAACGCGCTCGCTCAGGGGCCTCGCGGTCGGCCCATGGGTCGGCCAGCGGAGGCGGCGGTTTCGCCGGTCGCGTCGTTCGATGAGTTCGATGTCGGTCCCGTCGACGTAGTAGCCGAGGGCCAGGGTGCCGTAGTCGTACAGGCCGCGCAGTGTCTGGCGGATGGTCATGGGGCGGTCCTCCGTCGGCGAGACGAGAGCCGGCCGTCCGGTCGGCGGTTCTGGTCGGGAGCCCGGGGCGGGGTCCCGGTATCAAAAAGGCTGGGGGCGGCCGGCGAAGGAGTCCGCGGCCCGCGGGGTGGTGGTCCCCCGGGGCCGGGCGAAAAAATCCGGCCGCCCCGTCCGCCTTGGTCAGTGGAGGGGGGCCCGGCCCGGCCGGGGCAGTCGGCCAGGTCCGGGCCCATGGTCGCGTCCGGGCTCGGTACATTCGGCGGGTGCGTCGGACGCGTCCGAGGGTCTTGGTCGGCGACCGCAATTGGGCCGCCGTTGCGGATGTATTCCAGGCCGGCGCCCGTGGCCGACAGGACGTAGGAGGGCCGGCGCGGGTCGTTGTTGATGCAGATGCGGCCGCAGGTCTGCGCGAGGCCCATGGCGATCAGGCCGTGGGGATGGTCGCCGACGCGGCCGGTCACGGCGTTGATGCCCAGGCCGGTGGCCTCGGCGATCTGCAGCCGCGTCAGCGGGCCGGCGGCGACCAGGCACTCGAGGATGGCCAGCTTCTGGCCGGTGATCTTCCGGTCGGGCAGAAAGAGGTAGGCCTGGCGGCTTGTGGCGGCGACGTGGGACATGGGCGGCGACGTTCTCCGATGCGGGTCAGGCGGCCGGGTCGGTCTGGCTATTCAATCTCGGCCTCCAGGCCGTACTCGCGGACGATCTGGCGGGCCTTGACCATCAGGTCCTGCAGGCAGAGGTCGTCGACGGCCGTGAGGGCGATTACCTGTTCGAGGGTCCTGAGCAGCGAAAGCTTGACGGCCCCGGGCCGGACGTCCAGGGCCGTGGCCAGGTTCGAGGCCCCGATGCACTCGGCCAGCTTGTCGTACAGAAGGGCTGTGGCCCCGGCGGGTACGACCACCTTGCTGCGGATTTTTCGGTAAGCGGTGGTTTGCGGAACCCGTTGGTGCATGGGGGCTTACCCTCCAATCTCATAGCGCTATGGCGCCGCGGCCAAAAAAAATACTAGCCACTCGGGCTGGCCTTTTCCGCCGCGGAGCGGGCCGGGGCCATATCGCTATGGCGCTGGCCGGCAGAATTCAGGGTCCCCGAGGCCCGACCTGGGGTAGACTTCTGGCGGCCGGCCTCGATGGCGGCCCGCAGCACGGGCACGGTGATGCCGAAATAGTCGGCCAGTCGCTTGGCCATGCGGTCGCTGGGCATCTTGCCCCGGCACCACGAGCCAAGGGAAACCTCGTGGCAGTCGATGGCGGGGGCCACCTGGCCCCGGCCGCCTGAGTCAGAGACGTAATCCTGTAGGGTTCTGGGCATGGCTGGCTGCCTCCGTGTGCGTCTGCCAGCATTATCGCCGTATTGTGTCGTGTGTCAATAGTCTTTTTAGCAGATTTTTGTAATCTTTTTTGAGTGAGTTTTCAGTGGTCGCGGGGGGGTTCTTGCCATAATGGGGGCCATGGGAGAAAAGATACGCAGAGGGCTCTTTATCGACGCGGCGGACAACGCCCTTCTGGACTCACTTATCGAGAAATTGGGGGCCGGGGTCAGCGACGTGGGGGCGGCGGCAATCCGGGCCTTCTCGCGGGTTCCCCGTGACCAGCAGGTGAGGATCCTGGCCCGGGTCAAGCTGGGCAAGCGGCTGGCCGACGGCCTGGGGATCGAGGACGTGGCGAAGCCAACGCTGCCGCGGAAGGGCGACAAAAGGCCCTAACCGGCCAGGGCCAGGCGTTCCTGGGTGCCGGCGATTTTGGCCCCGCTTTCGGCCAGGGCCAGGGCGGCCCCGCTGGCGGCGAGGAACCTTTCCGGTGGGCACTGGTGGCGGGATTCATAGAGCAGCGTCAGCAGGTGATTTCGGCAATCTTGGGTCAGGGGCACGTCCACAACGAGGTTGGCGACCATGGCAGGGGAATCCTTTCTCCAATCCAAGCGGTATGTAGGCGGGGCTGGATATATATATGTTAGCTGCATGGCGAGGCTTGCGGTCTATAGTGGGCAGTGAACCAGTATGTAATATACGCCGCTCGCGCAGGCGCGCCAACTGTGAAAAAAGAAATTAACATTGAGCGGGGCCACGAACATGAGGCGGACCATGATGGTTGTTCTGGCGATCGTTGCGACGGCCTGTTTTGCGCGGCCGGCGGCGGCCGACGCGCAGGCCGAGAACGCCAGGCTGAAGGCCACCGTCAGTATGCTCCAGCGGAAGATCGCCCGGCTGGAAAAAGAGTTGGCCAAGTTGAAGGCTCCGCCGGCGGCGGACAAGGCCGTCGCTCCCGTGGCGAAAATATGAAGCGCTGGAAATTGACCAAGGAGCCCGTTCTATGATGTGGCAACGGGTCGTCCCTTGAGACTGGAGGGGCCAATCGGATGAGCAAGCAGGTGCAGACGATCGAGAAAACGGGCAAGCGCTGGAAGGGCCTCATGGTCTTGTCGGCCGTGTCGATGATCGTTGGAGGCGTCATGTGGGCCGCAGCCGAGTCGTCCGCGGTGATCCTGGTCGGACAACTCTGCGTCCTCGGTGGCGGCCTGGGTGTCATCCTGGCCAAGGTCGGGGCCTGGTGGCATCACGGCTAAACGGAAGGGAGAAGGCTATGGCGTTCACAAGGTGTCCGAATCCTGAATGCAAGAGGCCAAATTCGCTCGAATTGGTGGATTTGACCGAGTCTATGATGTCCGGGGCTAGTCGCTTCCGTCCTGGCGACATGGTGGCGCGTTGCCGGCACTGTGGGGCGGCGGTCGCGGTTGTTCTGGCCAGGGAGCCCAAAATCGACAAGATTCTTAAGATCGTCGAGGACCTCAAGAGGGGCTGACGCGCCCCAGGGCGTCGACCAGGCGCGCCGAGGCAGGCCACGAGCGACGAGGAAAAATGTCGGGAATTTTCTTGCAGGCCCGGCGTCTATACCAGTAGAGTGGGTGTCCTACATAGTGTGGTCGCCGAAAGAACAACACAACATACTGGGGTGGGGGAAAGGGTCGGGCCGTTTTTTTGGGCCAGTCGGACGCCGAGGCCGATAGAATGTAAATGGCGGGGGGTGGTGCTTTGGGGAAATTTGACTCGACAAGAATCTGGGCTATATTATACTGGCCGGTCTTTCGCCGAGGGTCACCGGCCTTCGCAATGTCGCCACTGAATCGGGATCGATGCCATGGCAGGAAAAAGAGTCGCCAGCTTGGACAACGACCGCGTCGTCGTCTATCCGTCCAGTGAGGATCAGTGCTGGGTTGCGCACAGTCTGCGCACGGACCAGATTGGCGTGGGCGATAGTATCGTCGAGGCCGTCGTTGACCTCGTCGGAGCCGTCAGGAATTTGATTGCGGAGGCGGCGAAGGACGAGCGCGTCCAGGTCGGCCAGGACGCCCCGCCGGAGATCCAGAGGCTGGCCGAATCGGCAGAGAAACTCCCGGACTCGATCATCAGCGTGATTACACAACGCGTCTGCGGCCCATGGCCCAAGAGTTGGCCGACGGACGTTCAGGACATCCCTCAGAGGCGCGCCGCCTATTCCCATGACCTGCGCAGCGATCTGCTCTGCACATGAGTCAGCCACGCGTCAAATGGATTCACGTTCGACGGTACTTCAACAAGGCGCCCCTATTCACCCTTCGTGGTGGCAAGGGAAGTGATAAGGTCATCACCGGTCCGCACTCGGTGGATCCAGGCGGGCGCCATTCTGTCGTCACCATCGGTCATCGCTTTTCCGACCATCCCGGCAGAGAAATCACCAACGCCCACGTCGGCAGAATCTACCGGGCCTTCGGGGTCACACGCCACGACATGCTTGATAGTTAGTCGCATTGGCCGCACACGCGCTTATGGACTGCGCCCCAGGGCGTCGACCAGGCGCTGGCCGGCTCGGGCCAGGATGGCCTTGATCTGGCCGGCGGTGTCCAGGCCTTCGCGGTATTCCTGGACGGCCTGGGAAAGGCTGCGGGCCTGGCTGGGGGCGTTGAGACACCACAGGCCGTCGCAGAATTCCTGGACGGCTCCGGTGGCGTCCGGGGGGCCTGGGCGGGGCCGCGGTATGTCGTCGCCGTTGCGGCTCATTCGGTGGCCTCCGGCGCTTGTGTGTGCGCGGCGGCCGCGGGCCGGGGACCTCTGGCCGCCGCTGGGTCGGCCGCGCTGGCGGCCGGTGGTTTGTTGTCGCCCAGAGTCGGACCCCAGCGCGGCGGCTGGTCGCCCAGGCACAGGGCGTTCGGGCGGCGCAGGTAACTCTTGAATCGGCAGGGCCGCCGCAGTTTGTGTTCCCACAGGGGGCAGGTGTCGTGGCGGTCGCAGGCCAGGCAGAGGTCGGCCCGTTGAGCGGCGAAGGCCGGCCGGGTGGTCTGGGCCAATGGCTCGGAAGCAACCGAGACGGGGGCCGGCAGGGCGTTTCCGGCTTCCATCTGGCGCCGCTCCGGACTGGCCAGCCACTCAGTCTCCAGCTCCGCCTCGGCGATCAGCTGACGGATGCGTCGCTGCAGGAAGGCGCCGAGGGCCGACGGGCCGGCGATGTGCAGGACGGCTCGCCAGGCGTGGCCGTCGATTTCCTGTCGCGGGGTAAGCGGGATCATCATGCGGTCGCCTTAATGTGTCCGATCATGGCCGTGCAAACTTCTTCCTTGTCGCCGTCGCTGATGTCGCACATGGTCCGCGAGCCCTCGACGTAGTCCTCGCCGGGGGCGCCGCCCTCGTGGCAACCGTCCCAGAGGGCACAGGCCCCGGCGTCGCAGAGGCCGAAAAGGCCGCACACGTCGTCGTCCTCGCTGGCGGCCATGCCGTGGCTGCAGGTCCACTCGACGGTCCACCCGTTGGCCGAGGCCCCGACGCCGGGACTGTGGACCTGGCCGGGATTCTCGCAGACCACGATGGCGTCGTAATCGTAGCCGACGGTGCGGGCCTTGAGGACCTCGACGCAGGCCTCGAATAGTTGCTGCCAGGCCCCGTTACATCCGGGGCCCCATTCGTCGATGTGGCCGCACAGTTCGTGATACCAGTTCAGGCTGCCGACTTCCTGAAACTCGCAGCAGGTCAAGTTCTGGATGAAGCCGACCTCTACGGCGCCGCCGGTGGCGTCGACTTTCTGGCCGGCCGTCGAGTCGCACATCCAGGCCGTCTTGGCCGCCCAGTTGGTCTGGGTGTTACAGACCAGGCCGGACGTCCCCGGGCAGGATGCGTCGCACTCCGTGGGGCTGGCCACGTAACTTTCGGCGGGATCGATGTCGATATACCAGGTCATCGTCCCACGGACGGTGGCCAGTTCGCTTATGTGTTCGGCGATGACGATGTCGCAGATCCCCAGGCGGCCGCCGACGCCGCCGCTCCCGGTGGCCCAAGTTCCGCTGGCGGCGGGGTCCAGGTGTTGCATGCCGACCTGGCCGGAGATCTCGTCGTCGTTGTCGCGGGAGCCCGTCCAGGACGCGGCCGAGAGGGCCGTCGATCCGCAGTCGTCGCAGGTACTGTCGACCATCAGGGCCACCAGGGCATCGTAGAGGGCCCGCACCTGGTTGACCTGGGCGTAGGTCGGGCCCCAGCAGGGCACGTCGACGTCGGCCGGCAGGGGCAGGTCGCCGTCCTTACTCGAGCCGTACATGCGGGTCCGGGCCGTGCGAGCTGCGGCCAGTTCGGTAATGAAATCGTCGGCGGATGGTTGGTTGAGGGCCATCGCTCTCCCCGTCTTTTCGGCTAAGGCTCCTGGCCGCCGCCCCAGGTCTGGACGCGGAATCCGTAGTCGGCGGTGAAGGTCCCGTCGGGGTTCAGGTTCCGAAAATAGGAGACGTAGCGGCCGGTGTCGGCCAGTTCCAGGACGCAGGAGGTCCCCAGTTCGTCGACCCGCTGGGCCTGGATGTCGTCGGCGCCGCCGCCGTCGCCGTTGAGGGGCCGCAGGGTGTAGAGGCCGCCGTGGCTGGCCGCCTGGGTCTGGACGGTGGCATGCTGGATGGTCTGGGCGCCCGGGTCGCCGAGGCGAATGTAGCACCATTTCCCGTCGCCGGTCCCGGCGGGTTTCCAGAGGATGCGGGCCCCCCCGGCGAAGCCGGACTGTAGCGCTCCGGTGGAGGCGTCCTTGATGTCGCAGAATGGATGGTCGGCGTCGTCGACGTCGACTCGGGCCGGGCAGATGCCGTCCAGCCAGGCCGGGCCGATCGCACCGGCGGCAATGGGGCCGGCCAGAATAACGAAGCGGCCCAGGTGGTCGGCGAGGGCCGGCGTGTCGCCGATGAGGACCAGCTGCAGGGCCTCCTGGCTCTGGAATTGGCCCGGCTGTTCGGTGGGGTCCCACAGGGCGTCGTCTATCCCCAGGATGCTGAAACGGCCCAGGTCGCCGCCGCTGGAGTTCTTCACGAGGACGGTCGACCGCGGCTGGCTCACTGGCAGGGGGCCGTTGGTGCGGCGGCTCTGGCCGGCGGCCCGGGGCAGGCCCAGGTGGGTCACCTTCCCGGCCTGGGCGGCGTCGACGAAGGCGTTAAAGGTCCGGGCCGGCATGTCGAACTCGTCGCCGGCCTGGACCTTGCGCAGATGGTCGGCCTTGGCCATCAGGTTCCCCCGTCGTCGCCCAGGCCCAGGTTGCCGAAGTCGCCGTCATAGTAGACCTGGTGGACGTAAATGTGTTTAGGCTGCGGGACGATGACCTTCTCGGCGCCCGAGCCGACCTCGGTCCATTCGTACTGGATGGTCAGGTATTCCCAGCCCTTCTTTTCGATGTTGTCGATGTCGCCGACGACGATGTCGTCGTGGTTGTCGCTCTCGGCGAAATGGAAGGTGACCTCCCAGTCCTCATCGTCGCCGCGGCTGGCGCCCTGGGCGCCCAGGAAGAGGATCTCGCCGATGGCGAAGCCGCGGAAGGGGGCGTCGTTGGTGTGGCCGGTCAGGTAGGCCAGGAGTTTGCGGTAGGCGTCATCGACGAAGGCGTTGCTGATCCAGTGGGTTTCGGTCCATTTGTAGCAGGGCACGGTTATGTCGACGCCCTCGACGCCGTTGGGCGTGGCCCCGATGGCGCCGCCCAAGTCCGGGGCCGGGGTGGTTCCGATGGCGCTCTTGATGGGCGTGGAGATGTCCTGGGTAATGTGTTGGGTGGCCCCGGTGGTGTCGAAGGCGAAGGCAGCGGCCCCGGTCCCGGGACGGCTTTTGTAGGTCACTGGGCCGAGCCGCGCCAGAGTTCAGGCCCGATGGGATCAACGGTGGCCTCGGTCCGGTTCAGGCCGTCAAGGGTCGGCGTGGCCAGGGTGAGCAGCTTCGCGTAGGCGTCGCCGTAATCGGCCGCCCCTTGGATTGTGTAGAGCATGTCGAGCTGGCTGGTTTGTCCGACCTGGTAGAGTCGGCTTCTCCAGAATTCGGTAATGGTGATCGCCATGGGGAGGCCTTTCTCCGATCAGGTGAAGACGAGTCGGCCGCGCCGGGCCTGGCTGTTCAGTTGTTCGACGCTGCGGGCCGTGGCCTCGGTCGCCGCGGCGGTGCGGTCCATGGCCGAGCGGGCCCCCAGCAGGCCGGCCGAGGCCCCGCTGAAGGTCCCGGCCGTGGTCATGTCCTTGGCGGCCCGGGGCAGGTTGGCGATTGCGGCCTGGAGTCGGTTGACGATGTCGCCGGGGCCGCCCAGGCCGTCGGGGCCGCCGCCGTCGCCGATGCCCCCGGGGCCGGTGACGCCGGTCAGGGCGTCGCGGTACTCCTGGCGGGCCTTGGCCAAGGCGGCCGCGGCCGTTCTTGATTCCTTGCGGTGTTCCTTTTCGATCTGTCGACGGGCCTCCTGGTTGGCCTCGCTGATGCCGGCCAGGGCAGCTTTGTGTTGGGCGTCGAGCCGTCCCAGTTGGCTGTCCCGGGCGGCGCCCAGGTCGACCAGGCGCTCGGTGGTGGTCTGGTTGATCTGTTTGATGCGCTGCAGGTGGTCTTGCCAGAGCTTCTCGTTGGCTGTCGCGGGGTCGAAGGCTTCGTCCATGGCTCCCTTGAGTCGGTTGCTACCCATCTCGGCCGCCGTCGACATGACCTCCCAGCCCTTGGCGAAGGCGTCGGAAAACAGGACCCAGAGGCCCTTCAGGCCGGAGAGGCCCTGGGCCCAGACGGTCTGGATGCCATGCCAGGCGTTTTCCATGAGGGCCAGCATGCCGAACATGGTATCGCTGATGGCGCTCTGAAAGGTGCGGTCGAAGTCGAGCCAGAGGCCGGCCAGGGCATGGGTTCCTTGTAGCCAGGCCAGCTTGAGACCGAGCCAGAGAATCTTGGCCGCTCGGCCGGTGTCGCCGGCTTGCAGGGCGCGGCTGATGGCCTGGACGGCCTCGACGACGTAGTCCCTCAGTTGGCCGAATTTCTCGGAGAGCCAGACCAGGGCCTTTCCGCCGGCTCCGGTGGCCTTGACCAGGTAGGCACCCAGGACGGCGATGGCTCCGATGGCCAGGCCCAGCGGCGAGAGGATGGCCCCGGCCACCGATCCGATCAGGCCCAGGACGGACGCCGCTCCGCTGACGGCCAGGCCGAAGACGATCATGGCGGCCCCGGCGGCGACCAGGCCGACGGCGACGGCGGCGACGACCAGGACCAGGCCCTTGTGGGCCCCGATGGTCTCGGCCAGGATTTTCCCGTAGTGAACGGCGAATTTCGAGGCGACCTTCAGCGAACCGGCCAGGGCCTTTCCGACCTGGCTCATCACGCCGAGGGCGGCCTGTTTTATGCGGGCCAGGGCGACGGTCAGGGTCCCGGCCATCTTCTTATAGGCCACGTCGGCCGCCCCGGCCCGCTCGGCCATAACCGTCAGGTCGGTGGCCAGGCCTTCCATGTTCTTCAGGGCCGGCAGGACGCCGCGCAGGGCGCGGATGTTGGGGAACAACTTGGCGATGGCCTCGGGCGGCAGCTTGGCGATGCGGCTGAAAACGCCGGCCAGGCCTTCGGCCTTCAGGGTGGCCGAGGAAAGTTCGAAGCCCAGGCTTTTGGCGTAGTCGGCGGCGTCGTCGGTGGGCTTCAGGAAGCTGGCGATCACGCGGTTGACGGCGGTCACGGCGTTCTCGGTCCGCAGGCCGGCCCGGGTCAGGGTGGCCAGGGTGGCCCCGAGTTCCTCGAGGCTGACGCCGCCGACGGCGGCGGTCGAGGCGACCATGCCGATGGCCGGGGCGAGTTCGGCGAAGGTCGTTTTGCCGCGCTTGACGATGCTGAACAGCAGATCCGAAACGTCGCCGGCTCGGTCGGCCGAGAGTGCGTAGGAATTCAGGATGGTGGTGATGGCGTCGGCCGCAACGGCGGTGTCGGTCATGCCGCCCTTGGCGGCCTTGACGGCCACGGCCAGGACGTCCATGGCCTTCGAGGGGGCGATGCTGGCCGAGAGGATGTCGTACAGGCCGCGGGCCAGGGTCTCGGTCGACTCGCCGAATTCGATGCTCATGGCCCGGACGCCGGCGGTAAAGCGGGCCATGTGTTCTTTGGGCTTGTCGAGCATGGTCGATACGTTGGCCATCTGGGTCTCGAAGTCGGCGAAAACCTTAGCCCCGATGGCCAGGGGGAGCCCTAAGACGCCGCCGGCCATGGCCAGACTTTTACCGACCACCATGGCTCCGCGGCCGAAGGCCTTGAGGCGGGCCTGGGCCCGGCGCAGGCCACGGTTCAGGGGGCCGGTCTTGGCGAAGAGTTCGATGTAGGCCCGGCCGGCTCTTACTCCCGATGCTCCCGGCATTTTTCTTGTCCTCTTGTCACTGGCTTACTTTGTCTTGCGGCCGTTGGCCGCTGCGGGTCATCCTCGAACGCTGTTTTTCCAGATCGGGGCCAGGGCGTCCGACTGGCGGGCCTTGGCCAGGGTCGGGGCCATGTAGGGCCGGGCCCGGTAGGTCATGCGGAGGCGTCGCTTGCGGCCGCCGCGGCGGATCAGGCGGGTCACGGTTCCGCCCTTCTCCAGGAGTTCCGGGGCCCGGGGTCCGCGCAGGCGGTCGCGGTCGGCCCCGCGGCGGATGACGGCCCCGACGACGACGTCCTCGCGGACCGCGTCGTATCCGTAGAGGATGCCGTCCTTGAGGACCCTGGTGTGGCTGGAGGGGGGGCTCCCGGGCTTGCTGATGCTCTTGCGGCTGCGGATGCTGCGGCGAGCCGCCAGGCGGAGCCAACCGCCGGCCTTGGACAGGCTACGGCGGTTGGCCCTGGCGACCGCGTCGATGACCGCGCGGCGGTCAAAAAACATGGTGAATTTGATTCCCATCTGTACGGCCGGCATGGCGTCCTCGCTTAAGTGACGCCGCCGGCCGCTCGTTCGACCAGCAGGCGCAGGCGGTCGTTGTCGGCGCGCAGGTCGGCGGCGGCGCTGTCGGACCGGCTCTTGTCGCGGCGCCCGAGGACCAGGGCCAGCAAGACTGAAATCCCGTATGGAATCAGGCTGGCTGGATTGGCGGTTCCCGCGGCGACGGCTGTAATGGGGTCGACCAGGCCGCTCAGCAGTTCGGCCAGGCCGGTCTCCTTTTCCTCGATTTCGATGGAGGCCCGTTCGGTGGCCGTGGCCCAGCGGTCGACGTCGGATTTGTAGGTCGTGTAGTCGTTGGTCAGGGCCACGCCGCGGATGCGCAGCTGTTCGCCGCCGATGGCGATGTCGCGCTCGAGTTCGGCCCGGTTGACCGGCTGGTTGGTCAGGGGGCTGGTTACGGTGGGCCGGCATCCGCTGGCGTAGACGACCAGGCCGGCCAGGAGGGCCAGGAACAAGACGGTCCAACGGTTGTAACTCAAGGCGGCCTTGACGATTCGATGCCATAGGTCAGTGGTCGGGGTCGGCATGGGGGGATCCTTTCCTGCGAGGTCCGTCGATGAAAACTTCCTTAAGAATTCCGATGTTCTCCGCGGTTATCTTTAAGCCCTGGCCTTTGGTGTCGCTGGTGTCGCGGGGGTCGCTGGGGCGACCGCCCAGGGCCTCGGGCATGAAGTCCCGGGGCTCGAAAGGCGTCGGGCGTTTCTTGGGATCCCGGTTACAGTTGGCCTGCAGGGCCAACGCTGTGGCCGTCTGGGCCCACTCTGTCGTCAGGCGGCCCTCGGCCATGTTGTCCAGTTGCCGCCAGGTCAGTCTGGCGGGGTCGATGCCGACGATTCCGGCGAGGCGGTCAATTGCTCGCCAAGCGCGTCGAGTTCGCTCTCCAGGCGTTTGTCCAGGCGGTCGCTCTTTAGAAGCTCGATCGCCTTCTCCACGGCCAGGTTCTCCAGGGCGTTCAGTTTCTCCAGGGCCGTCTTGAGGGCCGCCCTCCGGCGGCTCGGGAAAAAATCCACCAGTTCCCCCAGCAGGGCCGCGGTGGCGTCGTCGATGACGTCGCCGGCCAGGCCCTCGGCGAAGGCCTCGGGGGTGATCCCGGCGGCCTTGGCCTGGGCCTCGACCAGGACCCAGAGGACCTGGGCCAGGACGTCGGGCCGGGACGACAGTTGTTCGAGCAGTTGGCCGTCGGCCAGGTCCATGAGGTCGACCTCGGCCTTGGCTTTCAGGTTGCGCAGGGCCTGGACGTGTATCTCGACGTCCCAGGCCCGGCCTTTGGTGTCGGTGAAAGCGTGCATTGTGCAGGTCCCCGGAATTTGGCGCCCGGCGGCGACATGGGCATGGGCCGCCGGGCGCGGTGCGCTGGTTTCTGTTACGTCGTCGACGTGTACCACTCGGGCGCGTTGGCGGCGTTGTAGGCCGGCTTGATGGTCACGTCGACGGTCAGGGCTTCCTCCAGGGGCTCGTTGCGGCCGAAGGTGAAAACGTCCATCGTCGCCCGCAGGCCCTGGTTGCCGGCCTCGTCGATGGCGCCGTCCAGGATGCAGAACTCGATGCTGGTGTCGTTGAGGTAGGCATCGCGGATGGCCTGCATGTCCTCGTCGTCGGGGTCCCATTGCATCTGGAAGGTAACCGTCCCGTCCTTCAGGACCGCCGCGGTCTGTCGCCAGCCGCCGGAGCCGCGGACGGTGACGTCGGCCTCGCTCTTTTCCAGCGGCAGGGTCAGGTCCTTGACGTTGACGATCTCGTTCCAGTCCGGCGACTCGTAACTCCCGGCGTTGCGATAGAGCTTGCAGTCTTTTCCGAATACGATTCCCATGGTCATGTCCTTTCTTTCTGTGTCAGGCCACGACCAGGTAGGTCAGGCTGACGATGCCGGTGAACTGTCGGTTGGTTCTGAGGTCCTCGAAGTCGGCCAGGGGGTCCTGGGCGACGCGGAAAATCTTGGCCGCGGCGTAGGCGGCCAGGGCCCGGTCGGCCATGTAGTCGGCGACTTCCTCGGCCAGCAGGACCAGGGCGTCGACGGCGTCGTTGTCGGCCGGGTCGACGGCCTTCTGAAGGCCGACGTCGATGGTGTATTCGCTGCGATGGCTGGTCCGGGCGGCCCGCTCGAAGTTCTCGCGGCGACGCGGGACGACCGTAACGGTCAGGGCGTCCAGGTCCTTGCGGTCCAGGTCCGGCGACCAGGTGCGGCTGGCGGTGAATTCCTGGCTGAAGGAGTTCCCGTTTAGCTCGGTGACGACTGCGACGGCGATTTGTGCGGCGATGCTGGCCATGTGGCCTTCCTTGTCAGGGCAGCATTTTGATAAGCAGGCCGGCCAGGAAGCCTCCGACGGCTCCGGCTCCGGCCATGTAGCCCACCATGCGGGCCAGGCGGATTTCAAGTTTCGTCACGCGCCCGACCAGCGGGTCCCGGGCCTGGTGTTTCAGCAGGGCGCGGTCGATCAGCCGCTCGACCCATTCGTCGAGGGGCTCGGTGATTTGCGGCTGTTCGGGCGGCGCCATCAGGTGGTCTCCGTTTCGGCCGTGGCCTTGGTGTGGATGCGCAGGCTCTGTCGGGCCGTATCGCAGGGGCTAAAGGCGGGCTCGCCCGGCGTGGGCGGCATGACGTCCCAGGTGTAAAGGGTCGTCCCGCGGGTCTCGTCGATCTGGTCGCCGGCGGCCGGGTCTCCAAAGGCGGCCAGGGCCGCGGCGGTGATTATCCAGTCGCGGAGGTGGGCGATCTCCGGGAGGCCGTCGGCCCCGATGACCTCGATTTCCCGGTCCGACGGAACCGCCGTAACCTCCGCCGAGGCTTCGCCCCGGCGGTAGGTCACGGTTATGCCGGCGGCGGCCTGCAGTGTTGCGGCCATGCCGGCGGCGGCGGTTTCGAATGGACTGGTCATCGCGGCGTTTCCTCTGGCCTGGTCAGGCTCAGGCGTCCTCGATCAGGACCTCGACGTCGGTGATGCTCTCGGAGACGATGATGGGAACGCCGAAGGCCTCGGTCGGGAACGGCGCCGGGGCTCCGGTACTGTTGGTGGCCGTGCGGGCCTGCTGCAGCTGCTTGCGGCTGCGGCGGCTCATGGCCATGAACGTCGGCAGCTTGGGCATGAGGGCCAGGGCGCTGGAGATCATGTCGTCGGTCAGGGTCTTGCTCGAGTCCTCGGTGATGTTGGCGATGCGGGCGATGTCCCTGGCCCCGCCGACCTGCAGGCCCAGCCAGCCCAGGATGCTCTGGGTCAGGCCCGTGTAGGGCTTGCTGCTGGGGTCCAGGACCTCTTGCTCGACGATCTCGCCGACCTCAAAGACGCCGTCGTTGCCGAGGATGGCCGCCACGGCGTCGAGGTCGGCGACGGTGCGGATGAGCCAGACGCTCGAGCCGGTGGTGGCGGTGGTCCCGCCGGCGTCGATGACCATGGCGTCGTCCTGGTTGTCCAGGGCGTCGGCCAGGCCGAGGAAGCCCTCGCCGTCGATCACGCTGCCGTAGATGAACTGCTTTTCGGCGGCGTGGAAGGCGGCCTTCAGGTGGCGGCCGCCTTCGCGGCCCATGAAGGCTTCCTTGCCGTGGCGGTAGCCGATGGCCAGGCCCTTGTCGACGCGCAGGCTGGCGTCGAGCATCTTGAGGGCCATCTCGACCAGGGTGTCGGCGGACTTGGAGAGGTCGCGGCCCTTGTTGACCTCGCGGAAGCCGACCGTCGGGGCGCCGGTCTCCTTGAGGTACTTATGGGTGGTCCCGTCCACGGTGTCCGCGGCCAGGGCGGCCAGGATGGGGGCGTCATCGAGCAGGTCGCTGATGTCCCGGTCGGCCAGTCGCTGGTCGTTCAACTGGACCAGTTCTGCGAGGGTTACAAAGTCGTTAGCCATTGTTCTTACCTCCTGGGGTTGCGTTCGATCTTGCGTTGGGTCTTGCGTTCGGCTTTCGGTGTCTCGTCACGGTGCGGGCGGCGGCGACTAGCGGCCGGCCTTGTTGGCCTTTTTCTCGTTGATGGTCGTCAGGGCTCCGGCCGTCCCTTGTGGCCTCCGCCTCTCGGCGGTGGTCTTGGGCTTCTCGCCGTCGGCGTCGTCGGCCTCGAGGGGCTGGGTCTCGCCGCGGTCGACCGACTGCAGCCTGCCCTCCAGGTCGGTGATGCGCTGGTCCTGGGCGGCGCTGTGCTTCTGTTGGGCCTGCTCGAACGAGAGGCCGTCGGCGTACCACTGGCCGCCCTGGGCCCCGAAGGCCTCGACGAAGCGGCGGCACTCGACGCGGGCCGGGGCGGCCGCGAGGCCGGCGTCCGGCTTGGGGTCGTCGTCGGCGTCCGGCTTGGGATCGTCCTCGGTGTCCGGCTTGGGGTCGTCGCCGGCGGCTGCGGCTTCCGCGTCTGCGGTGGCCTGGCCCTCGGCTGCGGCGTCGTCGCCCGTCCGGGCGTCGTCGTCGGTTTTCGGATTGGTGTCCTCGGCGGCGTCTGCCCCGAGGGTGGTGGTGGCGGAGTTGTCCATGGCTGGTCCTTTCGGTTTGAGGTGGGCCCTGTAGCGGGCCAGGAAGTTCTCGATGACCTCGGGGTGGGTCTCGACGACGGCGAAGATCTCCGGGTGGGTGTCCAGGAATTCTGAGACCTGGCCGGCGAAGGTGGCCTGGTTCCAGGCGCTGGTGGCGAACAGGCCGTCCGGGTTGGCGGCCGGGTCGTCGACCAGGTCGGCGGCGTGGAGTTTCTCCAGGCGGGCAAAGAGGGGGCCGTTCTCGTCGACCTTGCCGTCGGCATCGGGCTTGCGGTAGGGTGTGCCGCCGGTAAAGACGATGCTCATTCCGAGCATGTCCGGCTCGTTGGCGGCCATGCCCATCACGTAGCCGTGGAGGTCCCCGTTGGGGGTTTCCTTGGCTTCGTTGGAGAGGTAGATGTCAGCCCGTGCAACAGCCGCGCCACCGACCTCATCACGCCGAAACGATTTGGCCCGTCCAAGGAACGACCCGAGGGCGGTGCTGGACATGTTGGGGTGTCCGAATCGGACCTTGAGCCCGCTCTTTCGTCGTTTCCCATGGCGGATTACGTCCTCCACAAAGTCGGCGTCCAGATTGATGCCGTGTCCCTGGGCCTCGCCCTCGGTGACGACCGCGGCCCCGCGGATGATGCCGCGCTCGAGGTCGATTTCCTCGGGCGGGATGTCAAAGACCGGGGTGGTCAGGCTCCACGTGTGGTCGGGGCGATGGCTCATTGTTTGTCCTCCGGTGCGGCGGGTGTTGGCTTGGCGGGGGCGGCTTCTTCGGGCAGGCCCAGGCCCTGGCGAGCGGTGCGGACCTCCGCCTCGAGGGTCGCCGCATAAATCCTGAACTTGGCTTCCTCGCGGGCGATCTCGTAGGCGTCCTCGCCGCGCTGTTTGGTGGCCCGGGACGTCGAGGTCAGGCCCTTGTCGATGGCCAGGGCGTCGGCCTTGACCTCCTGCAGGGGGTTCCACCAGGGCAGGCCGGTGGGCACGAATTCCCAGACCACGTCCGCGATGGTCATGCCGCGCGGCAGAACCAGGTCGCCATCGAGAATCCACAGGCCCAGCCGCCACTGGGTCAGGCGGTCGAGCAGTTCCTGGAGGTCCTTGCGCTTGATGCCGGCGCTCTGGATGTACTGAATCAGGGCCCCGCGGCTGCCGTAATAGTTGGTGTGTTTCTCGTCGTAGAAGCTGTAGGGGAGGTCGAGGCACTTCAGGGCCATGGCGATCTGGGCCAGGGTGAAGCCCTGGAATTCCTGGGATGGGGCGTTACTCTCAATGAATTCGGCCCGGTCGCCGGGCTCCAGGTCCAGGATGACCGGCCCCTTGGCGAAGTCGACCGTGTAACTGGATTTGTCCTCGTTGCCGTCGCCGTCCTCGGTGTGGGTAATGTCGCCCAGGCCTCCTTCCGGTGCGTCGCGGTAGAAGGCGAGGCCGAACATCTGGGCGACCTTGGCCCGGGCCAGGGCGTAGGTGAACGCTTCGTGGGTATCCTGCAGGGCGTTGATGGCTGGGGCCATGGGCGAGATCCCGCGGACCTGGTCGATGCGGTCATAGTAGCCCAGGGGCTCGACGTGTTTGGCTCGCAGGTAGCGGTGAAACTCGAAGCGGCTTGACTTGGGCACGCGCTTGTGGACGGCGTAGCCGAGGGCCTTACCGGCGGGGGAGGTCTTGACGCCGTGGGTCATGTCCTTGGCCTTGACGCCGTCGGGCAGCTTGGCCTTGGCGGCCGGGGTGCGGACGCGGTCGCCCTCGATAGACTGCAGGCGGCCGTCGGAGAGGCGCAGGACGAAGACGTCGCCGTCCAGGGTGCGGGAGGCTTCCCACAGGCGGGTCAGCCGCCCGAGGTTGTGGCGGCCGGCCACGTCGCAGTTGGCCCGGCGGCCCCAGTGTCGCATCAGGTTTTCGATCTCGGTGTTCAGGCCTTCGTCTTTGGTGCGGGCCTGGAAGGTGAAGGTCGAGACAAAGTCCAGGTGTTTGGTGACCATCCACTTGGCGATGGCGTAGTTGCGGCGGAGGTCGCGGGCCGTTCCGATGAGTTTCTTGCGGCCGGTCACGGTCAGGTGGTCGTCCTCGGTCTTGAGGATCCCCACCGGCGCCCGGCGGCGGCGGCTGGAGGTCGCGGCATCGTAGCCGAGGGCTCGCCGGCGGGCGGGTCGAAGGTCGGCGAAGTTTTCGGGGCTCAGTTGCGTCATGGTCATCCTGGCTGTGTGGAAAGGTTAAGGCCGGCGGCTCGCGGCCGGGTGAAGGCCTCGCGGGCGACGCGGGCTTCCCAGAATTTCAATTCGTTAAGGGCCTGTTTGCGGTCCCACTCGACGGTCTGGCCGTCGATGGTTACGCGGACCGTCCCGATGGGGTTGGCGGCCAGGGCGGTCTCGATGGCGGCAACCATGGTGGCGGCGGTGGTCGCAGCGACGGGTGTTCCGGTTCCGGATCCTGTGGCCATTAGCTGACGACCTCCGTGTCGGGGTTGTCGAACGAGTAACCGCTCTTGGTGCACCTCAGGTAGTAGGTCCCGGCGGCAAGGTTGAAGGCGGCCTGGCCGGCGGTGTTGGTGTGGGCCTGGGTGACCAGGCTGGTCATGGCCGAGTCGGTGTAGACCTGGACCAGGGCCTCGGCGATGGGGGTCACCAGGTCGTCCTCGGTCAGGGTGTAGGTGAAGGGGATGGGGCCGCCGCCGCCCAGGCGAGCGCGGAGGGCCTCCAGGGAATCGGTGGTGTCGTTGTAGTCGCTGATGTCGCCGCCCTGGGCCAGGATGAGGGCCAGGATGCTGTTGTCGACGACGTGCTGGGCGATGTCGTCGCTGTCGCAGGCTACGCCGATCAGGTGGTCCAGGTGCAGGGCCGCCAGGGCGGCGGCCGACTGGGTGAGGACCTGGGCCGGGGTGGCCCGCTGGCCGACCAGGGTCGAGACGGCCGACAGGGCGGCGGCGGTGGCCGCGTCCTTGATGAGCTTGGCCAGCGACCCGGCGGTGGGCGAGGCCTCGGCGGCCTGAAACGAAAGCGCGTAGTCCAGGTCGTGGCTGGAAAGGACGGCCGTCACGTCAACCACAGTGTCGTTGGCGTTGGAACTGGTCAGCAGCAGCTTGATCTCCATCGGGGCCCGAAACATGAGCGGCGGGATCGACAGTATGCGACCAGTCAGGTCCCGCTTGTCGATGACAGAGTGGAAAACCTCCATATCGTCAGCAGTCGCGCGGACGGTGAGCGTGCCGATTCCGGCGTGGAGGTTGGAGCAGTCGATCCAGGCGCCCACCAGGTGTTCGGTCGGACTGGCCGGCAGGGTGTGGGTCAGGACCGTGGCCTCGGAGGTCAGGTCGTAGTCGTCGTTTTCGAGATCGAGTCGGATCATGCCGCCACCCCCGCGATTGCGTCGAGGCCTGGGCCGCGGGCGACGCCGCGGCGGCCCTCGGTGAAGCGGACCAGCGGGAACGAGGTCAGCAGCTCGTCGCTGACTTTCAGGTTGTCGACCCATCCCGTCCAGGCGTACGCGGCATTGGATGCGTAGGAGCCGGCGTTGAGTTTCCCGTTGCCGCCGGCAATGGCTCCCAGCGTTCCGCCCTTGGTCAGGGAGAGGGTGTTGTTGAGGTACAGTTTCACGGCGCTGGCGGCGCCGTTGAGGTAGGCCGTGGCCCCCCAGTGGCAGCCGCCGGCGGCGGTTATGACGGCCCACTGATCGGCCGAGAGTTCTTTGGCGCTATAGACCAAAGACCCCGCGAATTTTGCGGCGACGTACAGTAAGGGGTAGGTTCCCGAGGTCGGCAGAAGTCCGGCCCTGAAGTAGTTGTTGCCGTCCAGGAACCAGGAGAAGGGGTACTCCCAAACGGCATGGTCCTGGGCCCCGGTGAATCGTGCCCAGGCTTGCATGGTTATGTTGGCCATGCCGCTCCAGTCAACCACCGCTCCCGTGGTGGCGTACTTGCTGCCGTTCGCACAATGCAGTCCGTCATCGTCAAGGGTCGGGCCGCCAACGCCGCTCAGGTCGTCGCCGGCGCTTCCCCGGTCGCTCATCGTGCGATTGTGGAAGTGGTAGAGGTGGCGCGTGTTGGCGTCGATGATGAAGGGGTCAAACGGTCGCATCAGTTCTCCAGGGCTGGCGGCACCAAATCGAAGGCCCAAAGAAAAACCGCCCTCTCCCCCTGTACAGGAGAGGGCGGTTTGATTCGTCGCGTGGTCACCGAATCGCCCCGCGGCCGCGGGGCTCTCTGGGACGTGAGAGTTTCTAGGTTAACGCTTCAATGGTGGTCCTCCGTAGGGTCTCGATGTTTCCATCTTCAAGGGCTCCGAGCTTACTGGCTGGCCAGGGGCTTGTCACGCGCCGTTGTGGGCGGTTGTGCAAATTCAGGACGGATTCCGTCCTGTTTTTTCAATTCGCTCCCCCCGCAGGCTCAGATTGCGGCGGCGGGCGGTCATCATCTGGCGTTGGGTGGCGGCGTTGCGCTCGGCCTCGGCCGAGTTGTCGATGCCATCGATGCGCGGCGTGGCCCGGCCATTCCAGTTGGCGCCGTCGCGGCCCAGGTGCAGGACGTCGAAGTCCAGGCGGACGCGGTGCGCCGGCGGCCACAGGCTCTGGAAATCCGAATCGCAGCCGCCGGCGTGTCGCCAGTCGACGCCGTACCAGGGCCGGTGGCCGCTGATGGCCTGGTCGTCGGCGCTGAAGATCTGAAAGTAACCGGCCAGTTCGTAGTCGCGCTTGCGCGGCCAGCGGGACCAGTCGGTCTGGCCGGTGTAGTCGGCGGGCTCGAGGCACATGCGGCGGTGGCAACCGTAGAGGTTCCAGGGCTGCATGGGCGGCAGGAGGACTTGGAGGTCGGCCGGCAGAACGACGTCGGCGTCCAGGATGCAAAGCCACCCGCGGCGGCCCATCCAATCCAGGGCTTCCTCGATGGCCAGGCCCTTGTTGAAAACGGCGCCGTCGCGGTAGAAGGCATTTGTTCGGTAGAGGCCGGCCCCGCAGAGGCGGGCGATCTCGGCCGTGGCTTCGTCCTCGGGCGCGGTGACGACGATCAATTCGGCGAAGTGCGGCATGGCCCGCGGCAGGGTGATGGCCAGCAGGTCGTCGAAGTCGACGCAGACGGTCAGGGCCCGGATGGTCGGCTTCCGGCATCGGGGCAGGGGCCAGGCTTCGCGCGTCTGGCGCGGCGGGCTGGCGAGACGCTTGGGCGCGCGGGCCTTGGGGCGGCCGAGGTATTCGTTGGGCCGCCAGTCGGCGTTGTCCAGGGCCTCGAGGTCGAAGTCGCCGGGGCCGACGAGGACGTATTGCTCGGCCTGAATGCGCGGGGAGTCGGCCATGAGGCATAGGTTGCTGGCGGTGATGTCGTCAAGTTCGTCCGTGTCCAGACGGCCGGGCAGGGGAACCGGACAGCCGCAGAGGTCGCAGTACTTGGCGAC